CCACGGAGGCGTTCCTGATGCTTTCTATTCTGGTATACAAAACCATTGTTTCGTCGAATATAAATACAAAGATACTTTACCTAAAAAATTAACTTCTAAAATTAAATTAGAATTATCTGCACAGCAACGCAATTGGCTAAAGCTACAAAAAACTAATAATTTATTCGTGTATACAGTATTTGCCTGCCAGGACCACGTGTATGTAATAGAAGATTTTGATTTAAAAGAATTTACAGTTGCAGATTTTTATAATAAAGCCACTACTTTTAAAGAATATATATTTGCTTTAACTAAATTTTGTATGGAGAAATACAATGAACCACAATGATAAACAAAAATTACTATTTGCTTTAGATAAACTTTACCATGAAAACCCAGCAGTAAAAAAAGCAGTAGATGAATTAGATAAAAAAATAAAAGAACTTATGGATTACAAATTACCAGGAGAAAAAAATGACA